TAGGCAGTTCAACCAACCCTGCTATTTCGTTAGGCAGTTCAACCAAACGCGGTAATAGAAAAAAATTTGCGTCTTTCAACAAAAACAATAAAATAGAAAATAATACGAAAGAAATTGCCGATTTAAAAGGAAAAATGACAAATTTTAATAATAATAATATATCATTGTTAAATGAGTTACAAACAAACATATCAAAATCAATAGATAAAAATAAACAACATATGAATTTGTAAACGACATACGAGTTTAATTATATCTCTCTATTTAAAACCTCAATAAATAGTATGACGGATTCAGATATATTTGATAAGTCTAGTGTTCTTCTTCCAAATATAGCAGGCATGTATTCACGTAATTATGCTAATTTTATACAAAGCCCATCACAACTTGGTATACGTGTTAGGAAGCGTAAGAAACATATACTGTCGAATATTGATAAACTATCTGCCTACGATAATATTTTAATGTCTGACACAGAAGAACTTTTAGGGAGTAAATATTTTTCATTAACAGGTAATAAATGTACAGATGCATCTAACAACGTTCGTAATAGATCCGTTTATATAAACAGCGTTCGTCCCTCTGAAACTCCTGGAAAAAACCAAGGATTTGTTCCTAGCATTATCACAGATTTACAGGAAATAAATCCAATCGCCTTATATAATATCTTTACAAACGAGTCTAATCCGAAGTGTACTCGGATAGAGATGGATACAACTAATAACATTGACAAAACTATAACCACAACGAGCGGTTATGTTGCTGATTCTGAATTAGAAGCCATGAGTGCTTGCTGGTTCCAAGATAAAAAAAATCCTATAACATCTGAAACATGTGCGGGTACGTTGAATCCGGCTGCTCCCATACAATCAGATGGGTTTTCAAATATTTCACCAAACTCTAACATGCCAAATGATCCTTATATAAAAGCATATTTTTTCTCTCTGGGAATACTCGGGTTTTATATTCTTACAAAAATGGTTATTAGAAAATAAGAACATTCTATCGTGAGAACTCAAGTCCTGCGGTACCATTTTGAATGTTCAAAATATTATACCTCTCTTCCATAACAACCATATCGTACTGATAATTGTAAATACCTGCCCTTGGAATTTGAGTTGCCACCACTTCGTTTGTAATAGGAGAACGGATCTCTGTGAACTGATAATCTGCGTTAAGAGTAGGTTGTATAGTTGTCACCTCTATCTCAACAGTACTAAATTTACTCATGTTAATTGCTCCACTAGGCTGACATTCTGTAACGTCGGTCTGTAGTGCAAAATTGTAACAATATATTCCGCTGGGCGCGCCTCCCATAGTTCTTGTATATTTTTCAACATAATCTACTACCCCTCTTTGAAATTGATTTTCTCTATATTTTCCGTCGAGCACTACTGCCCACATTTCCATTATATCTCTTGTGTTAAGAGCCTCATAAGTTCCGGTGTTATATAATTGTAATTCTTTAGAAACATCTGTAGGTGGATAGTTAGGACTTCCGTCAATTACAACCCCTCCACATGTGCGTTCGTCTGCTTGAAATGGCGGAAAAGGAGGTACCGAATAGTCCCAATTTGTATAATTTGACCATTGGTTTCTTGTGCTAACATCGCTTCTCTGCATAAACCACATCCAATTTGAAACAAGCCCTAGACTTTTCAAATCAACCTTTTTAGATCCTACAATGTTGTCAAACAATGTTGTATATGCCTGTTTTACTAAATACTTTTGTGGTTCCAAAGCAAACATTCTAACTTCGTCATCTGTTAAAAAAGCGAATGTTGAAAGCAAATGTACGTCTGCGTTCCAAAGAGTTCGTTTATCTTGATAAGCGTCAAGTGAAGATATATCTACTTTAGGTGGCGACTGTAGAAATCTATAAAATTGGTATCGGTAGTCGTTAAAATTTGGCTTTATGTATTGTTTAAGATACGCATCATTTGTTTCATCTCCGTTCATATAAATTTTGCTAACCGTAAATAAATCTTGTACAGGTCTCAGGGTTACCTCTATTTTAAGCTCAGCATATTGAAGTCCTGCGATAGGAAAGGCCATTTTTGATGCCATAGTGAACCATATATTTAAAGGGACATATAGTTGTCTGCCCCTAATAGACGGTTCGCTACCAAGTTGGTCATACGCATCTTTATATTCAAGGTTTATTGGTTCGGCTGATTCACTGGTTCCTCCATAAAATGTGCTTGGATAAACCCCTTTCCTACCAAATCCATAAGCTGGATTATTTAATTCTGGAACATTGCCAGTCATTTCATAGTACAATTGTTTTTTTGTACCGTTGAAGTCTCTTTCCACAAGACAATGTAAATATTGTCCAGTGAACTCTTGTATAGTAGCGCCACCTACAGTGAATCTAACGCGCTCTATCATCTGCGTACCAATATTGTCAATCCATTTAAAGTCATATGGTTGCCAAGCACCAAGAACACCTGAACTATCAGTTTGGGGAGGCATTACCGGACTCCATATAGTTGGCAAATTAACAACCATATATGTGTCCATAAGTAAATCTCCGTACCTAGGCACAGTAAATTCAAAAATAGAAGATTCAGTGAGTCTCAAGTTCCGTTGTCCGTCAAAATCAATACGGAATTTTTGGAGACCAAAATTCGTATATTTTGCATAAGCTGACTTGAAAAATGTTTTTCGAGGATTTCCGTTCAAAATTATATTTTGATTGCCGTATGCTATAAGATTAAGTAAACCCCCAGCCATTGTAATACCAAAAGGTTATTATTTAACTCGTTATACTATAAAATAATAACCATTTATAATAATGATACAGCAAATAAATGACTTTTATAAAAATTTGTCATCCAGTTTTTCAGAACATTCTATACATTATTTCTGTCTTACTATTTTGGCGATTTCAATGATTATTATTGCTATATCAATGTATAGAAAGACGTCATCGGACAATATAAACTGTTATAAGATAGAAAATGCAAACTCTAATAAGTCTCCTGGAGTAAGATCGATTGACAAAGCTGGTACATACAAATTTCGGGATTATTATGTAAAGACAGCATATAACGCATGTGCTAGTGGCCAATTTAAAAATGATTTTATGAACACATGTGCTCTTGAAAATGTCATTAAACAAGGAGCTAGATGTATTGACTTCCAAATTTATTCACTGGACGATGAACCTGTTGTTGCGGCTTCATCTGTGAAAGATTTTAAGATTAAAGAAACTTATAATAGCGTTAAACTTAGACATGCGTTAAAAATAATAAAAGAAAGAGCGTTTGTCTGGGGTGATTGTCCCAACCCCGAAGACCCGCTTATACTGCATTTCAGAATAATGAGCAATAACAAAAAAATGTATGATAAAATGGCATTGATGCTATCTGAAATTCTCTCAGATAGACTACTAAACCCTTCATATAGTTATAAAAGGTCTGAGGGGTCTATTGGATCTATTATACTTAGCGATCTTAATAAAAAAGTAGTAATTATTGTAGACGAATCAAATAAATTTTTTGAAACAACCAAACTTGATGAGCTTGTAAATATGACATCTGGGTCAACTGCTATGTCGAGTCGAAGATATGATGATGTGAAATATAATGATGATCCGGACGACACGATTCAACACAATAAGATAAATATCACAATAGTCTTACCTGACTTATCTATATCAAATAAAAATCATAATGCTCAGGTTGCATGGGATTATGGATGTCAATTTGTGGCAATGTGTTTTCAAAATTTAGACAATAATATGAAAAATTATAACTCGATGTTTTCAGAGAAGTCATCAGCATTTGTTCTCAAGCCTGACTATTTACGAGACACAACTGCAAGTGATACAACTACACAAGACACCTCTTCATATATTTACACGCCAAAAACAGTTACCAAAGATTTTTACAATTTTGAACTTTAATAAAATATGTAATTATTATAAGTTATGTCTAGTTTTGAAGAGAAAGAACTAGCAATTTTAAGAAGTGCGGTAGATAAAGCGGAAGAAAGATCCGGTAGAAAATTATTACATTCTGAAGATGTTCAGAAAATAATAAGGTTAGTTGAAAATTTTATTAGAAAAAATAAACTAGTATGCTATGGAGGAACAGCAATAAATAATATTCTCCCATCAGATGAACAATTTTACAACAAGGATAGTGAAATTCCTGACTATGATTTTTTTAGTCCAAAAGCACTATATCATGCAAAGGAGCTCGCAGACATATACATAAAAGAAGGATACAATGACGTGGAGGCTAAATCAGGTGTTCATCATGGAACATTTAAAGTATTTGTAAATTTTATACCAGTTGCTGACATAACGAGCTTACCTGCCGATTTGTTTAAAACAATACAACAAAGCGGTATAAGTGTAAATGGTATAAAATACGCTCCGCCCGATTATCTTCGAATGGCGATGTATTTGGAACTTTCGCGTCCAAAAGGAGATGTGAGTCGTTGGGAAAAGGTTTTAAAACGCCTTGTATTATTAAATAAAAATTATCCTATGATGAACCCGTTATGCGATAACATAGAGTTCATGAGAAGTTTTGAAGGGAATATAAAAGACGCGACAGCAGTATATAATATTATAAAGGATTCTGCAATTGACCAAGGATTAGTCTTTTTTGGAGGATTTGCTAGCAAGATGTATAGCAGGTATATGCCATCCAAATACAAAGACAAATTAAATAATAGCAATCCTGACTTTGATATTTTATCAGATGACCCACAAACATCTGCCACCATTATAAAGGAGAGACTTCAAGACGAAGGGTTTAGTAATATAAAATTAATAAAGAGAAAAGGTGTAGGAGAGATTATCTCTCCTCATTACGAGATAATTGTCGGCAAAGATACAGTTGCTTTTATTTACAAACCTCTAGCATGTCATAGTTATAATGTTATAAGAATTAAAGGGAAAAAAGTAAAAATTGCTACAATTGATACAATGTTGAGTTTTTATTTGGCGTTTTTATATGCTAACAGACCGTATTATGACCATGAGCGCATTTATTGTATGTCGCAATATTTATTCCTGGTACAGTCCAAAAATCGCCTCGCACAGAAAGGTGTTCTTAAACGGTTTAGTCTTCAGTGTATTGGTACACAGGAAACACTTTCTGATATGCGTAACGAAAAAAATAAAAAATATGAAGAACTCAAACATCGCCGCGACTCAACAGAATACAACGAATGGTTTTTGAGATATACGCCAAATAGAATGAATCGTCGTCACACTGTTAAAAAAATAAAGAAACCTCGCCGAAAATCTATTAAAACTCCAAATATCATTGAAAAATATAAAAACAATATGAATTTAATAATGTAGTAATATATTATGGATTTAAACAGGCTATATGTAAATATATTTTTACTTATATTATTGGCAGGCATTTTGATATATTTGTTTCGTCCCGTTATAAGAGAAGGGAAAAAGGGAGGGAAAAAGAAAGGGAAAGGCAATCCGTTTAGTAAAAAAAGTAATATTGGTAAAGCTTGGACGAGCGTCAGGAAAGGTGTGTCAAAAATCGGAGAAATGACGGTTATTACGGCAAAAATAGCTGCTCTAAAAGTTCAGACGAAAGCAATACTAGCAAAACATGGTACCATAATGGTACCAGAATGTTTTTTTAAAAATGTAGCACAATTCTTTAGTGCGTGTGAAACGACCAAACTTGTAAAATTAAAAGAAGATATAGAAGACCTGGAAGAAAAACTCAAAAAACTCAAACAATAACACTGTTACTGACTCAATTGAGACACTATCTTTCCAGACAAATAGATAATTCCTCCAAACATTGCACAATTTACAAGACGACCTGCTAAGTTAATATCGCCAGATTTCCCATAGCACATAGGCAGCGTCGTAATAAATAATTTACGCACTATCGGAAGTTGATACATAAAATAGAGAACTGCTATCATCGCAGGTAAGCTCATCTCATTATATATATCGTCCCATTTATCTTTGTCGTGCTGTTTCTTTGCGTTTTGTCTGATGATTTCTTCGCTGGTTTGATGTTTAGTTATATAGTCCCCTTCCAAAGATGAAGGCACATAGTTTGCTTTAATTTGTTCGTCTGCGTGTATTGCGTTTTGGTCCATCGGTATATCTCTTGAAGGTAAAGCTGTCATGCCGCTCGATGCTGCTTTTTGTATTCCAGTTATCAATTCGTTTTCGGCTAAACGCTTGTCATCTACAATTTCGTTTATTTTATCAGGAATTACTTTTACAGGCTCTTCTCCATTGTTAGTCGGCAATTCAGAAATGCTTGTTGTATTATTGTTCATTATTATAAGATAATTTCTTATAATAAAGGTAATTACGCATTATTGAAACCCTACAACGTTTCCATTACTACATTTTATTGTTTCTGTCTCAAATTTATAACAAGATCCGTCATGTAAATACACAGACTTCTTAATCTCATTTGACGGAGGAGATGTAAAATTGAAACAACTCGAATCCTTACATGTTTTTCTAAACACACTCGCTATACCGATTCCTAATATAATAGAAATTAATGTTCTACCAAAAGAAGTATGTACCATTCTTGAAAATTTATTTGCCATATATTACTGACTATATTATTCTTGAATAGGTATATTTTTAAACCCGGTTGTAGGACAAGTTACTCGTTTTTCTCTGTAAACAAAACAGTTACCTACCTTATCTTTATATTGTGTAACCCCCGCATTCTCTGGAGTAGGATAAACTTTTACTGACTCTTTTTTAACGTCCGCTAAATATACAAACAATAACCCGATTATAAACGCACCTATGAACGCCGGAACGTTTATATATTTTAGCATTTATATAAGAGAATATTATTTAGAATTTTTAATAATTACAGCAGGCTCTATCTCATATTCAGTTTCGCTATAAAGGTATGGTTCTTGAACTAAACAATTAAATCCGTCATCACACATAGGTCCGCCCGTACCATCGGTGCATTCTATCGCATTTTTTTTATAACGTGTTTCTCTGAATTTTTTTAATTCGGGACAGAGTTCGTTAATATAGATTTCAACCATATCGCTAACCAACGAAGGAGTTCCACTATCTTCGTGATACATATGAGTAATCTCTGATATTTTGCCTTTAACTTCTTCCATATTTTTTTTAATTTCTGTGATAGATGCGCCGTTTCTCTTGTTTTGAAAAATATTGGCAAATATATCATCAAATACTTTTAATTCGTGAGCTGAAATATCAAAATCTTTTTTTTGTTCTAGAAAAATTGCGGTTGCTTGTTCTTCGTTTATATATCCGAAAAGCATATCTAGTTTCGTTTTTATGATATCACTTCTAGAATCCTGATAATTTTCAGATATTACTTTATAAAGATCCGTTATTTTTTCATATTGCCCCCTGTCTATTTCGATATCAAGTGTACACGGAGAAACAGCGCTACATAGAGCAATTAGCTTTGTATTCTCTTGTTTGAATATTGTTCCTCCAACTTTTCCACATACAACACAAACAGGTTTAATCATAGCTAGTGCTTTCTTTTTATACATTTTGCTCTTGTCTTGTTGTAAAATTTTTCTTTTCTCTTGATTGATGGCTGTTTCGTATTTATTCTTAAGTATATAATACTCTTCAATCGCGTCCTTAACATTTTGTTCCATTGTTATAGTATAACTATACTTTTCTATTTAGAACAGCAAGTTCTGGATGATTATCCCACGTAGGTAAGTCAGTTAACATCGTAGTGCTTCGTTGCTTTTTAACTAATGAGACTTGTTGTAGTTTTGAAACAATATATTCTTGTTTTATTCTGTTTCTTTCATCCATTTCTGATTGAGTAATATTACCTTTGTAATTGAAAACTAAAAAAATAATTATACAAGACACAAGCATTACTGTTAATCCAATATTATAAAAATAGTTTATATTTGAGTCCTTGAATGTTCTACACTCGTTCAATGTTTGTTTCATCCAATATTTAACACCAGGCTCTGTTAAATTCGGCGTAGTCATTAATATTTAATGCTATAATTTCGGCATTATTATATACTTATTTATATAATAATGTCACAATCAACCAATTCATCATTAGCATTAACAGTATTCGTTGTAATAACATTAATTTACATAGTAGTTGATGTCTATATAGATAATAATCCTACTGGTACATTTTCTAAAAATAAATTGCTTATGGGATATGTTATTCTGGTAGTAGTAGTAGAATACGGATTGAATTTTGTTATTTCTGAAAGTATTTGTAAAGAGACTCAGCCAATGTCGGCTTTTATATCGGCCATTTTATCTTGGGGATTGATATTTATACCAATGGTTTATGTGTTAGTATACGTAATGCCTGGATGGTTGGCTCCGTTTGCAAATACATTTGGTCACGGGATTGCTCTAATATTAGGATTGGATAATGTTTTAGACAAATTATTAACAGATCCTAAATATAGCGACAAATCTCCAGAATTTAAAACAACAATGGCTCGAATAAATTCAAATAGACTTATTCTAATAAATGAGGTAACCCCTGATAATTTTGGTTCATTTAAAGACTCTATGAACTCCATATTTAACAGTGATAATCTTACTGAAAACTTAAATAATTTTAAATACATAGTAAATGTAAAATATGCTACTGCTAAATTTATATGGTTTATTTTAACAGGAATACTCTCGACGTCAATAAGTTACAATTATCTTCTTAAATCAAGTTGCGTTGTTAGTTCGTCAACAGCAAGGAAGAATAGAGAAAAATATAACAAGCAACTCAATGATGAACAAGAATAATAACTCTTTATAAATATTACTAGATACTAATTAAAATTGTAATTCTGGATACGATACATAATACATTACGGAAAAATATGATAATATAGCTATAATTATAGATACAAGCCATACAGGCAGAACGGTTCTGGATTTATAACCTATTCCAAAGGTGCGAAGGGATCCGTTTTTATTGTAAATTATATATGGCTTTATAAAGATAATGATTGAATATACTATTATATAAAGGATTAGAGAAAATAAAGGTATATTTTTCCTAACAAACCCTCTGTTCATTACTACTATTCAATAATATTTTTAATTGACTCAAACTATAGAATTATATTGGGATGAAGGCTTCATTATAATAACAATGTATTATAATGAAGACATCAAAAACGTATAAAAAATCAAGAAGGCGACCTGGACCAAGAAAGCGACCTGGCTCAAGAAAGCGACCTGGACCAAGAAAGCGACCTGGCTCAAGAAAGGTATCGAATAAAAATTTAAACAAATCATATGAAGAGGCTGGCTGGAACCCTATAAATGTGTCACTGATTAAAGCGGTTGAATCCAAAAATTATGAAGAGGTACGTAGTTTATTTAACAACAAGACATTGAATGTAAATTATCTGTGGACAGAACCAATAGCAGATTCATTTGGAGACCCTACATATTATACACCATTGTTGTTGGCTGTAGAAAAATCACACATTGAAATTGCGAAATTGCTTTTAACCCATACGTCGATTGATGTTAATCTCGCAAATAACGCAGGAGTGACTCCTTTATGTGTAGCAGTGGGCAACGACGATTACGAAATGGTAGAGTTATTGTTGAGACAAGAACAAATTAACGTTAACCAACAAACGACAATTCTGGGATACGCTCCAATACATTTGGCTTCATCAAACAATCAACCCGAAATAGTTAGATTGCTAATGACTCACAACAATATTAATGTTAACATACAAAATTTCGACGGAAATACAGCGCTACATTTAGCTTCAGAAAAAGACTGTATTGGTGTAGTAAAAGAACTAACAAAGGCACCTAATATACAATTATCAATTAAAAATAATGATAATAACACTGCAGCAGACGTGGCTAATGAACATGAAAATTTTGGATGTGCGTCGCCAGAAGAATGTCTCAATATGTTTTTGGAATTTAAACATACATCAAGAGACATTGTGCATCATGGACCGCGTCCAGCATAACGCAACAGCTTCTCTCTTGTAATTATAAATGTTTGGCAATGAATAAAATACTGAATATATCATACATTCGACGTTTGTATCATAACCTTCCCACTTATTGTTTTAAGTATTGAATCTCTGTCATTACGTAATATTTCAGACGAACTATTGCCAGCAAATTCTACATATAACTCTCTCAGTTTATCTGTTTCCATCCATTCTGGATGTTTTCGTTCGAATTCTTTTTGCCATGTGCGTTGAATACCAAACTCTGCCGCTTTTAACAATCCTTCTCCACTATCTTCATTCCATCCACATAGTTCATCTTTTATATACCAATTCCTTGTATCTTTGCAATGTACAGGACGCTCAGTTATGGAGAGTGGCTGAAGATTTCGAATTACAATATTTGTTAAGGACTCCCTTTTGTTTTTACACAAATCTTCGAACGTAACGTTCATCCCTCTGATAAAATTTTGTATTGACATTGCGTTTCCACATTCGTCATTTAGAAACATATTTATATTAACTATATTGTTAGTTACGTTGCTACATTTAAAATTGTCAGTACAAAATTTATTTTCTAGGAGTTCGTTATTCACTCTAGTATTTTCTTTAATTAATTCCAACAGTCGCGTATTTACATTCTTCACTTCATTGCATGTTTTTTTGTGACGCCATAAACTTGTTTTACTTCCAAGTGTTAATAAACAATTAGAACATTGTAATAATTTATCTTCTTTCCTATGTTTTTTTGTATTCAAGTGTTTCTTCCAATCTTTCATATTAGAAGTTGAATATCCACATTTTCTACACTCGTGTTTCATAAGCTCTTTCTTAATAGTATATAGTATTTCTTAAATTGTTTACTATGGGACAAATTGTTTCAAATGTTTCAAAATCATTTATGTAGGGGGTTTAAAAAATCTATTGAGACATAAAGATTACGAGAAGCACATCATAAAAACAAATTATGTTTTTGGGTGGGGACAAAATGGGGACAAATTGTTTCAAAACGTTTCATTTGTCCCCATTTGAGAAAAACATGATTTGTGTCAGGATTTGTGTAATTTTGTTCCTACATAGCATACCTACATACATTTAAATTGTTGGTGTTTTATTTCCTTAGATGATGTAGGTATTTTTATAAATTTTTCACGTTTCACAGACCCATTCATTTTTCTCGGATTTTAACAAAGAAAGTCTTAAAAATTATTTAGTCTATGAAATGTGAAAAATAAAATAAAATACCAAAAGTAACATTTTATATTATAGAAGGTCTATTTCTGTTAAACTATAACCCCAATGTTGTAAGGTCTGTCGTATTTTAGGAGAAATAGTAAAGTCGTCAAACGTCGTTTTATGTTTCACAATAAGATTTATTAGTGCGCGTCTGAATCTGCTATTCGGGCCTGCTGTTCTAACCCATCTGTTTATTTGTCGTTCATCGTCGGGACCGCGTTTGCCTGAGAAAAATTCACAATACCATTGCACCCAACCATATGGATTATCCTTAGTGATCCAGTTTTTCTCTTCCCAAAATTCCAATGTTGTTCCAACCTTTACATTGTACTTGTTGATTGATTTATCATAATTGTCCCATTCATTTGTTAACCAATTATCTGGAATACCTTTCCACCAGGCTTTTGGAAAAACGTTGTGTTTATCTTTATATTTTTTACCAGTAACTTGCGAGTAGATTGGTCGCCAATATGTTCCTCCAAAACTACCTAATAAAAAAATGTCTCGAGGAGATAAATTTGGAATGAATTCAGGAAAGTCTTTAAAAATAAATTCGCCTTTTGAATTTTTCTTTACCATTAGTAAAATAGTATATTTTATTATCTTGTATGTCACAAGATAATAAAATAATATTGTAAATTACATATTTATGTGAAATGATATGCGTGTCTAGTTATAACAATAATTTAAATTTTAAATGTCATATTATAATATATGTCCAGGCATAATTTACCGTCTCCACCAAAAACAACACCAACAATTTTACCTAATGTACCAATACATAGTCCAGTTCCTGGAGGAGTTAAAGTATATAGAAATTTGCTTGTTGAACGGCATCATCAGGCAGTATACGAAATTTACGTTAAACTGATAAAAAAATGTCATCAAGATAAAGAGATAATCGGAATGAACAACAAAATTATAGAGATAAATAGAAAAATTGCGTATATTGATCGTGAAAATAGCGAAGGTGGTATAAAAAGAAACCATCAAAGCAGTAAAAAATCAAACCCCAAAAAATCAAACCCCAAAAAACGTAAAACCCAAAAAAAGTAAAACTACGATTATTGTTCGTCTCCAAAATCTTCATCTCTGACAGCTTCATCTTCACCTGCATAATCTTCTAGTCCAAGCTCTTCCTGTTCAACTCTATCATTTTCGTCTGCCTCCATAATTGCATCAATTGCAAACATATCCATAAGCCCTTCTGTTACCCCGTCTACTTTTTTCAATCTGGTTTCTAGCATTGTTCTTTTCTCTATGTCGTCTCGTTCTTTATCATAAGTATCTGTATCATATTTCTTGTACCCTTTTTGCATACCAACAGACCATTTTCCCATTCTAAAGTTCTTAAACATGTTTTCTATCTCTCGTTCGGAGTCGGTCAAATCTGTTAAATATTCGACCATTAAATCCCTCTCTTTCTCTTTGCTTCTTGTTACCTTATCCATAAGGTCTTCGTAGCTCATGTCAGTTATCTTTTTATCGACACATGTCATGTCAGCAAACACTGATATCATTTTTGCTATTTTTTCTGACATTAATTTTTTATTGCCATCTATCATATCGCTCATCATTGTCCCGTCACTAGATACAGAAACTTCTATTAGTTCCACTGCTCCTAGCATCGCGTTAGATGGTCGTTTTGAAGATGCTTCGTAAAAAATATCACTATCTGATAATTTCATAAGTGATCCAAATATAGATAATATATAAAATCTGAAAAGTAAATGGGTGAGTCTTTCGTCAAACATAGAATTAGATGAATAAGACGTGTGTTTTGCAATGTTCAATATTATGTTAGCTGAATGTTGAAATAATTCCAATAATTTGTTTAGTTCTGCGTCATCGTAAAACTGTACAAGTGAATTAAAATGCCCTGCTGCATGATTTTTTAAATCAATCTGATGTATGTCTGACAAATTCCAACAAGCAGGAATATTAATAGGGTCATAAATAACTTTGTTGATTATTATATTTGGAAATACGTTCGCTATCATGGAAATCGCATTCTTCATAAATGTCTCAGATGAATAGATATCTGAATTATTAGAGTGAAGTGTTTCTACGCCTAATATTTTGTTTATACACGTTAAAAATGATTTTTGAGTTTTACTATCGGTATTTTTAATTATAAACTTATTGAGATCTCTGTGTAAATGTTCTCCTTGTTCAGAAAGATATACTTTCATCTTTCTAACCAATGGTGACTCTCCACCTTCGAGTAGTTCTGTATCGTCAAACAATTCTATAAATAGGTCAATAAATTCAATAGGAAATATTTGTTCTGATAATTTTAATGACTCAATGTTTCCTCTCAACATTTGTATGTTAGTCAGTTCAAGTTTAGTGAGGTCTAGTTTTACAAGATTTTGTCTATTTATAATTGTAATTAGATTTGATAATGACACGTTATCAAAGTTCCTTCCATCTCTCTTTAATTTAATTATTTTTTCTTCAATTGTATCATCGTTATTAAAATCATCTGGCTTGTCCATACAGATTTCTTTAACGCTCTCGCTAATAGGGAGTTTTGAATTATAATTACATAAATTAATAAACGCTTTATATATTGTGGCCTCACTAAATTCTGTACCTAACGGAGTAGGAGGAGAACGAGTGTCTGAAGGGTCGAATAATATCGGAGCTTTTGATATACTATTCGCATCGTCAATAATTGATCTAATCTCTCTCGCAAGTTCATTATCAAGATTAATATTTGGTTCTCGAGAACTAAAATAAGTATATGTGTCGTCATTAGAATCATTACAGCATGCGTTTTCAAGGAAAGGAACGTTAGAGCTATTTGATAAAATAGCCCTGTGTTCAGATATGTTAGTATTCACTACTTTCTGAATAGAGGATTCTATTGATAATGATATAAATATGATTTTCGATCTAAGAGCGTTCATTGTGTCAAACTGTCCTTTGTGTCCTTTTTTAATTTCAGTTACAAACTGTTCTCTGAACTCTTTTGATGGAGCAATTACGACAACCTTGACAGGTCTGAGTGGTGGTAAAAAATTAATCCAGTTTGAAATATCATGTTCTTCTGGTACGTATTCGACTTCTTTTACAAGATTGTATTCATTTTTATCCCTGATACGCTGCTGTATTACGTCTGAACTGAGTATAAATTTATTTATAATAGCTTCCATTTTTGCTACAATATTTTTGCTTATAGATTTTATTGAATCCCAAGGTTCTATTGAGCTTTTTAAACTGTTAACTGCGCATGCTATATAAACTATACCACTTTTATCGCCATCACCAAACGATGGATAACCTGAAAACGATTTAATACATCCAGGCTGTGTTTTTTTTGTTTTGATAGAGGGTATACTTGTTTGTATTCCAAAAAGAAGAAACGACGACGTTATTAAGATTAGAGTTTGATTGTAAACAAGCCCATATGTCTGCGTCTTCTTGCCTTTTGATAGAGCAGCAGAAGATGCTTTTTCATAAGCTGCTTGCGATGGCATAACCCTAGCCATCAATTTTGAGGTTTCTCCCAATATAAAATCTTCGATATGTTCACAATTTATTCCAAGAACCTTGCTTATTGCTCTAACAACTCTTAAAATTTTTTCTAATTCTGGATCAAGAAATTTTTCACGCACTGTGGTAGGTGCTTGTGCAATAGCATTGCCGACATCCTCAATCATTATATCTCTCGACCGCAATACAAACCCTTCTTCTGTATACCCTTCTTCTGTGTTAAAATCAATGTTCGTGATAACCCATCCAGTGTGTTTGTCAATTATTGCTTCGCCATCGCCTCCCTCAGTTCCTTGTTTAGACATTATTATTTGGAGAGCATCAAAGTATTTTTCTCCTCTTACAAATACTGATGCTAGTTGTGAAACAAATGTTGGGAGTAATTTTACACCACTAACATTACAATATATCCACCATTGATCTTCTTCAGGTCCAGCAGGCCTGGTATATTGTGAGACGAATTTAGATATATCGTTTTGTTTTTTAATGAAATCGCTTTGAGATAAAATTATACCCAGCAATGAATTAACTGGAGATTCAACAACAACAACCTCTTTGGCGTCAAGACCATGAAGATACATTTTACTATCAGAATTAAACATTTGTCTCGTTTTTAATAAAGTTAATGGTTTCAGTCTCGATTGTGAATTTTGAGATCTATCATTTAACAACTTATCTAAGTTTTTAACAGATGTTGTGAGAGATGAATCGAATTCAGAAATCATTTTATCAATAGTAGTTTGTTGAAAATCTAAATTTGCTTTTTCAAACGTGTCACAAGTATCATTAATTGAGATACATTTGTCACTTATATTACAAAATAATGAATTTTCTTCAAACGCGGTCGTATCTGGGATGCTATCGTCTCTCACCCATTTATTGTCATTTCTAATATAGAAATATGTCTCATCTTCGCCAATTGTGGCTACCGCATAATCTCCGTCCCTAACAGGTTTATATTTTAGCAATAATGCTTCTGATTCTCTTTCTGCATCATTCTTTGTCATTCCAACATTTTCTTGTAGTTTTCCTGTTAAAAAATTTATTCTTTCTTCGTTGGTTGTCATAATACTGAGGTCTTCTGTATAAGCACCAATTACATCATAATAAGTTTTGTCATATTTTTTATCAAATTTTATATCCACGTCATTGTCACTAAATACCTCATCTAAAGCATTATATTTTTTAGCAAGAACACGTTGTTTACATTTATCCTGTTGTGCTTCGTCAATTTGCGTCTTCCTGCTATCTTCAATGTGGGTATTTCGTTTTAATACTTCTAGTGAATTTTCAGGAATCATAAGCGAGGAAGATTTCAAACCAACTATATCATTAAAACATCTTCCGTAATCAATATCGTTAAATAATTTAATTAGTTCTTCTCCAGAAGACAAGGTATAAGGCATCGAGTCAATTCCATATCCTTCTACTAACATAAGTTCATTTTCGCGGGTGTCTGATAGTTGTTCAAATAGTATCGGTTTTTTTGGAGGCTCGGTTTTTTTTAAAATACGTTTTTCATAATTTTTCCTATTTGCAATATACGTCCTCTTCCATTCTGTTATTTTTTCAGAGATAAAACTATTTATCTCTTCATATTGTTTATAAGATAGATCTTTTTGATAAATCATAAATGGTTCTAAATAATCTAATACTGCATGGATTGAAAGTTTATCAGTTATGTGTTTATTTATTAATTTAAATAATACTCTTGTCCTAGGTACTATTTTATTTAAATATTCATTGTAATTATCTGCTCCTTCTAGTGGGGCATATTCACAAATATTTTTAAGGTATGTTTCTTCGTCAAATTCAATTGGATCTTCTGAAACAGGTTGAATTTTAACAGAAGATAAATTGTTCAACATACGCCAGTACGACAAATAATTATTTGATAGGTTACATTTTATAAGAATATTTGATGACGGAAGATTAATGTGAGAGAATGTAACAGTAGATTCTGGTAAAGTTATAAAAGATTTCACACATGCTTCGTCTGGTTTAGTTACAGGTTTAATTTTTACCAAAGTGCCTCCTCCTTTTATTCTCTTAGATTCTAATGTATTAAGACCAAGATTATATTCTTGAATTAAAAATCTCTTACGTTTGATGTCATCTCCTTGTGATACAGACGCATAAAAATCTTGTAAATTATCAACGATTGCGCTAATATTAGATTGGATGACGACGTTTGCTATACTCTCTCCTTGAATAGGTTTAATAAAAGGTGTCCAAAATTCATTTATTCTCTTAGTTAGATATTCATATCCGTTTTGTCCGTCTGGAATACGCCCTTGTTTAAAGAGGTCTATTAATTCTGTTTCAGCGGTTCTAACCGCTGCTAATGTTTCTGGTTTTACGTCTTCGTACGATGTTTGAACATCATCGTCTATGTCGTATAGTTTTTTAGTATTTCTAACAACAGGT